CAAAGAGGTTGGTTTTCCTCTAGCGCCCTTCGCTGATACGCCTGAATCCCCTTGCGCATAAGCTCGGCATAGAAGTCATCTTCGTGCCAGCGCGTACCCACGTACCACTTCTTTGAACCAGGAACAAGCATTGGGTCAACAACTTGCCAGTACGTATCTGAGGCCTTTTGTCGTTGCCCAGCAGTAGCGTTCTCCTTCATGCCAACCATGTCGTCTGCAAACAACAAGTCAAGGCGGGCTCCTGGCTTAATAGATCCAAGGCCATCAGCAAAGCATGTGGCATCTTTACCCATGTTGACGCCCTTAATAGTCCAAGTTTCGTCGGTCCACTTGTTTCCAACCACGCCGTCGGCTGCCCAAGGGAACACTTCGGCGAAGAGCGGGCTCTCTATAAGGGTCTTGATAGCGCGGGATCTTGACATGGAGTCTGCAAGAACGGCTGTAAGGATGCCGATACGAATGTTTCCCTTGGTCATGCCAATGATTCGCGCAGCACGGAAGATTAAAGCAGTAGTCTTTGCATGTCCACGGGGCATGAGCACTAGTGCGCGGTCATGGTTGTCCATAAACTTTTCCATCTCTCGCAAGTGCCTAGGAAATACTAAGCCGCTCATGTACTCGGCAAATGCCGCATCTGAGGTTGCGGCCTTCTTGCGTAGCCAATCTCGGTATTCGCTGTTGCTAATACTAAGGCTCAATTTCCGTCGCCTTGCCTTCGATAGGCTCTTCTTTCATGGCCTCCGCCCAAGCCTGCAAACGTGTTGCCAGTTGATCCCTGGGCAGGGTGTCAATTTCATGGGGGACAGCGGACAGCTGGATTGCTGCCCCGTTCCGTCCCGTAATCTCAGTTCGGTCTGGCTCGTAAGCGCCAGTTAGCCTGGCTATACGATCAATTACTTCAAGCTGAATCTTTAAGAATTGGGCCTCATTGCTGGTGCCCTTGGCGCGGGCAGCCGCCGCAGCAGCCATCTTAGACACAAGGTTGGCCCGCTCAATGAGCTCACCCTTGTTTGTAGCGGGGTCTGGGTTTGGGTCAACCCATGATTTCTTGATGACGTAGCTGTGCTTTCGCACTGTTTCTTCGCTAAGGCTAACAATTCCTGCAATTTCGGACAGGGAAACACCCTGGAGCATCAACATTTTAATGCGCTCCCTGAGTGCTGCTAGTTGTTCTGCCGGCATGCGGCCTGGTCTTGCCATGTAACAATGATAACATACCAATCGTAGAAACTACCGTTCTGGTCATTTGCCTGTCCGCACCATAAAATGCGGGCAAGGGGGATTCCTATGGCCACGACTTACGATATTACAGCGGAACAAGGCAGCTACCTGACCATCAGCCTTGAATACCGTGACGCGGCTGGCAGCCTTGTCAATCTTACGGGGGCCACTGCGGCTATGCACGTTCGAAGAAGACAAGGCGCACAAGAGGCATTCTTGCGTCTTTCCAGCACGAACGGAACCACAACCGGCATCGCCCTTGGAACCACCAATGGCGCAATAACCGTTTACGTATCAGACGAAGCCCTGAGCCTTATCGCCCCAGGGACGTATGTCTACGACCTTGAAGTAAACCCTGTTGGCGGCGCCATGGTGAAGCTCATCTCTGGCCTGTTTACAGTGGCTGGAGAAGTAACCAGATGACAGTTGAGGTTTCCGAACAAACACGAACCATTAACGTTACGCAGCAAAGTAATAGCGTTACTGCAACAACCAGCCCTGTTTCCGTATCGGTAAGTGCGCCAACACTAAGTATTACCAGCGCCAGCGGCGGCACAGTGCAGGGCCTCCAGGGGCCCACTGGTCCGCAGGGTCCCACCGGGGCAACTGGACCAACTGGCTCAACCGGATCGACGGGCGCCACTGGCGCTACTGGCTCAACCGGCCCGCAAGGCCCGCAAGGCGTGCAGGGGCCAACTGGATCTACCGGAGCAACGGGCGCAACCGGGCCGCAAGGGGCGCAAGGCAGCGGCGCTTCCCACTCAACTTACGTCTTCACGCAGAACTCCGCCTCAGCGACGTGGACAATTACGCACAACTTGGCGTGTTTTCCATCAGTAGAAATTGTTGATAGCGCAGGAACGCTAGTCATTGGCGATATCTCGTACATAGATAATAATAGCCTGACTGTCAGCTTTGTTGCTGCGTTTGGCGGCAAAGCATATTTAAACTAGGAGAGAGAAATGAAGTTTTTAGCCAATCTTGACCTTCAGAAGAATGAGCTGCAGAACGCGGCAATTCAGAACCTTGCTACTGACCCAGCATCTCCTGTTCAGGGGCAGATTTATTACAACACTGTTTCTGACGCCATCAAGGTTTATGACGGGGCTGCGTGGGTCACGCTTGCAACCGGTGGTGGCACCGTTACCTCCGTAACTGCCTCCAGCCCGCTTGCCTCTTCCGGCGGAAACACGCCAAACATTACCATCCAAGACGGCACGACTAGCCAAAAGGGTGCTGTCCAGCTAGAAGATTCATACACCAGCACGTCGACAACCAAGGCCGCAACGCCTGCTGCGGTTAAGGCTGCGTACGACCTTGCCAACGGTAAGGCAAACCCTTCAGATACCACCTTTGTTGGTACAACAAGCGTTGCGCTCAACCGCTCATCTGCAAACCTTGCGCTTACTGGAATCACCAGCGTTGCCATGCCGGGAAGCACTTCAGGGACAACAACCCTTCAGCCTTCTGCTACTGCTGGTACGACAACCGTAACGCTTCCTGCCGCAACCGGCACTGTAGCGCTGACCGCAAACAAGCTAAGCGACTTTGCCGCAACAAGCTCTGCTGAGCTTGCTGGTGTCATTTCCGATGAGACTGGTACTGGTGCATTGGTCTTTGCCAACACGCCAACCCTTGTCACGCCAAACATTGGCGCAGCAACTGGTACAAGCCTTGTGCTTTCTGGCGACCTGACGGTCAACGGAACGACCACAACGATCAACTCAACAGAAATCACTATCGATGATAAGAACCTTGTTCTTGGAGCAGTTACGAGCCCAACGGATGCTGGCGCCGATGGCGGCGGTATTACCCTTAAGGGCGCTACGGACAAGACCATCAACTGGGTTGATGCAACCGACGCCTGGACCCTTTCTGAGCATGTCAATATTGCCAATGGCAAAGTATACAGAATTAATGGGACGGAAGTACTTAGTGGCACTGCACTTGGTTCAGGGGTTGTTGGGTCAAGCCTTACCTCGGTTGGCACGATTGCCACCGGTGTGTGGAACGGCACCGCAATCGCTATTGCAAACGGTGGTACTGGCGCAACTGACGCTGGCGCTGCCCGCACGGCCCTCGGCCTTGCAATTGGCACGGACGTTCAGGCATACAACGCAACCCTCGCCGCAGTGGCTGGCGGAACATACAGCGGTGATGACAGCATCACGACCGTTGGCACGATCTCTGCTGGTACGTGGCAGGGCACTGCTATTGCCTCAACCTACGGTGGAGCGCTCCGCTACAACACCAGTGCTACTTGGACTGCTGGAGAGGCTAAGACGGTCACCCACAGCCTTGGGACGAAGGCAGTGGTCGTTTCCGTGTACGACTCTGGCGATGCTGCGGTGCTCTGTGACGTGGTAACGGCCACGACCAACACCCTGACCGTCACAATCAGCCTGGCCGGGACATACCGAGTCGTCGTTCTAGGGTAAGATACCTCCATGGTGAGAATTCTTAGCGACCTAACGCTTGACGCGGCAACAGACGACTTGACAGTTGACGGCACTATTACTTCTGCCGGATACATCAAGAGCGGCATGACTGCCCAACGCTATACCAACGGCGGATCTGCAGTCAGTACCACTAGCGTTGGCACTGATTACGTTGATATTTCCGGGCACACGGTAACGTTTACGCCAAACTATGTTGGTCAGCGGTGGCTGATTACCTTCACGGCGGCATCCCATACGAATACAAACACTGACCAATACATTATTTATCAAATCTTTATTGACGGCGCCGCTTTTTTCTTTGTTCGAACAGTGAACATCGAAGGCACACTTAACTACACAACTAACGTTAGCGGAATGGATGTATACACATCTGTTGGCACAAGCGCCGTTGTGTGCAAGGTCGGGGTTCGCATGCAGACAACCACGGGAGTTACTGTAAGCACATACTATGGCCGGCTCAACGCCGTACCGCTAACGTAAGGGGAAGCCATGAGCGAAATTGTTTTTATCATGACTGCAATTTGCCGGACAGCTGAGTGTGAGGCGAGCGGCATCCCAAACGTGTATGAGCAAGAGGATGGTATTGATTTTCTTGTGCATTGTGGGCAATGCCAACACATTATTGAAGACATTACGGCAACGCCTAAAGAATAATACAAACATAATCTTTTTTTCGTAGACGCAATTGCTAATGCAATTGCGTTTTTTATTTGAGATAATCAATGCGTCACCAAGGAGATGGAGGGCGCATGACAAAATCACAATCAGAAATTATTTTGGATCGTCTTGATCGCATTCAGCGAGACATTGACGCGCTCAAAAACGAAATGGCTGAAACGAGGGGCGCTTTTCGACTTGCAAAGTTTGTCCTTGCCATTCTCGGACTTTCAGGAGTTGGCGGACTCATTACGTGGCTATCGGGGCAGGGACAATGAATACTAGGTTTCTTACTATCCTTGCTTCTATTTGGCTTATTGCAGCCACGCTTGCGTACAGCGTCATTGCCTCGCCAGTTTCTGGCGCGCAAAGCAACTACGTAGACGCAACCAAAGACTTCTGGATTACCGTCCCCGAAGCTGGGTCGCTGCACCTTTGGACCGACCTGTGCGACGACAGCACCGCCCCTTGGTGCCCCGGCACGGTTGACTCCATGCTTTGGCTGTACGACAGCAACGGCACTCTTCTCGCTGCCAACGACGACTCGTACACGGATCACACTGGCGGCTACTCTCTTGCCTCAACCATCATTATCACCGTAGACGCCGGCGAGTATCGTGTGCGCGCTGGGGTGTGCTGCGGCGATCCTACGGCAGACCGCTTCTACGGCAATCACTACTACCTCATTAGCAACTTTGACGCTGAGCTTGCTCCTGGAACGCCGTCTGCAACGTGGACGCCAACGCCTCAGCCAACTCCCACGCCCACACCAACTCCTACCCCGACACCAGAGCCAACGCCTACGCCTGTGCCAGACCCATACCTCAACGCCCCTACCGGCCTTATGGTCACCGTGTACACAGATGGCAACGTCTATCTGACGTGGAACGCCCCAGAGGCAAGCGGTACCGACGTTGAGCGATACGGCGTGTTCTGGACCACTGGGGATTTTGCTGGTTGGGCTGCCGCCTCCAGCGAAACCAATATGGGCATTGCCAGCAACGTCTTCGTTATTACGGGCGGCGTTGACCAAACGTACACATTCTGGGTAAGGGCTGACAACGACACGCTTAGCGTGTATTCGCCTATCTCAGGCACGGTGTCCGTGTTTGTGCCAGCCCCGCCGCCACCAACCCCAAGCCCAACGCCTGAACCGACCCCTACGCCGACCCCAGAGCCCACACCTGAGCCGACCCCTTCTCCTACCCCAGAAACCCCAGCACCAAGCCCTAGCGTGGCTCCTACGCCCACGCCAGAGCCTTCTGTAAGCCCGTCGCCGGTGCCAACACCGACGCCAACCCCGGAGGTAACAAATGAGCCGACACCGGACCCGACTGCCACACCCGAGCCGACGCCCGAGCCAACAGAAACCCCTACGGAGTCTCCTGCCCCTTCTGTTGATCCCAGCCCTGTACCTACTGACACACCTGGACCAATTGATCCGGGCGCTGCAGTAGAGGCTGTTACGGAAGCCGTAGGAGAGGCTGTCGCGGCAGTCGGAGAGGCAGTAAGCGCTGCTGTTGACACTGTTGCAAACCTTGGTAATGATATTACCGAAGAAGAAAAGGAAGAGGCCCGCACGGTTGTTGGGCCCGCAGTAATCATGACGACTATTGCACAGGCCGCAGTGTCAGCAGCTGCCGCAAAAAGTGCCACCAATTCTGGTGGTGGCTTTAGCGGTGGTGGTGGAGACGGCAAGAGCAAGGGTCGGGCGGGTGGTCGTCGCCAGGGGGGCGGCGGCGCAAAGCCGCAACAGGCTAAGGCGCAAGGAAAAACAGCCCAAATCGGGCAGAGGAGAGGTCTAAGATGAGCAAGTGGAAGAGCCTGTTAGTGCAGGCAATTAACGACGTGGTAAGCCAGTCGTGGACCATCTTTGGTCTTCTGGTTGGTTGGATTGTTCTGCCAGACGGCGAGACGCGAAACTTTGTAGGGGCAACCCTTGGAGTCCTAACGCTTGCCTGGGTAGTCACCATGCCGCTTCGTGTGTCCTTTGACGACGAAGAGTAGTGTATAATCGCCCTATGGCGACATATGATTACGCATGCAAAAAGTGCAAGGTTGTGGTGGAGATCGTTCACCCCATGTCCGATGACTCGGAACACCCCTGCCCGCGCTGCAAAAAGTCCATGCGCAAAATGATTTCTCTTAGCGGTGTTGTGTTCAAGGGAGAAGGTTGGTCCAAGATTGACCGCAGGGGCACAGGCACCGACATTTATCTTGACTAAAGAGAAACGCCCCGCACATGCGGGGCGCTCTCCGTATCAGCCGTCCTAGTTGGCGTTAACGCTTAAACCAGGACCCGACCTTCCCAAGAAGGGACTTCTTTTCAGCCTTTGGGGCCACAACGGCCTTCTTGGCAGGAGCCTTCTTCACCGGCTTTGCAGCTGCCTTAACGGCAGGCTTCGCAGCTGGCTTAGCAGCAACCTTCGCAGCAGGCTTTGCAGCCGGCTTAACTGGGGCCTTTGGGGCCACCTTGTTATTCTTGACCATTACTGGCCTCCTTGTACTTGCGGCTTTCTGCCGTAAGACAACTATACCACATTACTTTGCGGCTTCGTCGTCCCACGTCTCGCCGGCAAGGCTGCCAGCAAGCTCGTCGGCAATGCCGTCGCCGTCAGTGTCAATGGCCGAGCCCTGGATGTGCGCGGTGCTTGCTGCCTCTTCGCGGGCAACCTTCACCTTTCCGACGCCAAACTTCGTGTCCTCTGGGTTGAGGGCTCGGACGATTACCTGGAGGGTTGCCGCAATGGCACCCGAGGCAACAGTTCGGAAGTCGTCGTTGCTCATGTCAAGGATTGGGGCGCCGGTGGCAAGCATTACTGCAATACCGGTGGCCAGTCCGACGCGGAACGCTTCAAGAAGCGCTTCGTCTACACCCGTGTTGTCAAGAATCCACTTAATCTTTGTGCCAATTGCGCTCATAATGAACCTCCTAATTACTTCTTGATGCCAGTGCCGCCGCAGGCTGGGCAAGGAACCGGCTTAACCGGAACTGGCGCAGGCGCTGGGGCTGGTGCTGGAGTTGGTACTGGCGCAGCAGCCACAACGGTGCCCGCCTCAATGATGATGGTGTGCTTGAATGCTGGGGCAACGTGCTTCTTTGAGAGGCGCTTGCTGTCGCAAAGCTTCAGCAGGGTCTCCTCGCTGATTCGCACGCCGAACTGCTCCTTGCCCTTGCCGGATCGCGTTGGGCATGCCCACTGCCATCCGAGCTCTGGGTCCCACACTGCGGCAGTCATGTGACCGTAGGTTCGGTTAGGCTGCTTCTGCTTAACCCACCACCAACGCTGCCACTTTGCATGCCACTCGGACACTTCAAGGTCCTTTGGGTAGCCAAATGGCTGCTCCACCCAGACGCCAATTGCAGCGCCCTTCTTGGCGCTAGTAATGACGTCGTTCCAGTCCTTGGCCCAGCGCGCCTTAGCGCCAAGCACCCGGGCGGTCTTAATAAGGTCGCCAAGGCTTGAACCGTTGTCGGACACGCCCTGCTTCTCAACAAATCCAGTAGCCTTTGCCTTGGCGGCAATGCCATCCCCTGCGGAAAAGTCTCCGCCTGGGGCGTACTTGTTCACCCAAGAAACGCATGCTGCTATAGACGATGGACCGCAGTCATCAAGAATGCCGCCCTTCTCCTCGTGGTCAAGCTGTGACTTAACCCTAAACTGAACTCCCATAAGAACCTCCATACTGAATTGCCCTCTCGTGGGCTTACAGTATTTTACCTGGAGGTAGTTATTTATTCACGCCCTTCGAGTTCTGCGAGCCTGGCTTCTAAATCGTTGATCCGGTGTAGTAGCGCGGCAATGATGACGCGTTCGTCGTATCCGTCTGGCAAGCCTTCGCCGTCATAGGTCACGGCGCAGCCAAGCCCCGCCTCTGCAATCTCTTCAGCAATAAGTCCAAGCGTATGCTTGCCGCTCGGCACCACATTGCCCTCAGCATCTTTCTCCAAGGCTTCGTAGTGGACTGCTCGCAGGTTTTTTGCTGCAGCCAGCACTGCATCATCAGCCTCAACGATGTTGGTCTTGGCGCGGCGCGTTGATGAGTCGCGGCGCAAAGCGTATTCGCCATCGCCAAGGAGAACCCAACGTGCGCTGTTGGTCGTCAGGGTAGTAGTGTTTGGGATTGCAGTAAGTTCACCGTTACCGGTGACCGGAACGGTAACGTCGGGTCCGTATAGATAAATGTCGCCACCGCCAGATGCATTGAGTGCTGTGCCTGAAGTGCTGGCCGTGAACGCTGCTGCGCTAACGCTTGAAGTAGCGGTGATTGCGCCTGTTACATCTAGGGAGTCATTGAGGTCAAAGTTGCCGTCGTGGTCTAGCCGGAAAGATCCCTGACCACCCGGGAAGAATGTGTCGGCCACAAGCGCCGTGTACGCTGAGCCGTCGGTGTTTTTAATTGCAATGCTGTCGTTTCCCGCAGTAGCAGAAAACGCGCGAATAGATCCGCCGTTGCCGCCCTTGAAAATGATAGCACCTAGTGCACTTGTGTCGGATACCCCTATCTCAAAGTCGCCCGATGTGGCAATATCGTCTTTTCCGCTTCTTGAAAATAGGTTTGCGCCGCCGGTGTAGGCGGGGCTGGTAAGCGGTGTGGTAAAGACGATTTCCCCATCTTTTGGTTTTGGCGTCCCTCCCCCGGTAACCGCTGGGTCGCCGCCAATGTTTTCAAAGTTAGAACCTAGAGCAATGGAGCCAACGCCAATCATTCCTGGGCTGAGGGTTGCTGCGATTGCATCGGCAATAAACACGCCACCGGGGGCCACAAGGGTCAATGTTTTGTAGCCACGCACCGTTGCGGAGGAAAGTGTCGCCGTGCCCATTGCATACGGTGCGGTAAAAGTAAATGTTGTTGCACTGACAGTTTTTACGCGAACTGCTTCACTTTGACTGTCTGTGCTAGTCCAGTTTGTTCCAGAAACACCGTGGAACGATACGTATTGACCGACACCAATGTCGTGGCCGGATTCAATTGTAACGGTAATAGTCGCGCCAACAGTAGAAGAGGGGCCATCTCCAGTAATATCGCTAATTGTCCAAGAAGAATACGTAGATGCGGCCATTGATGCGGCGTCGTGATCAGACCAAACCGTAAGAAGCGAACCGCCGACGTTTGTTGTGCCAACGGCGTTTGGCTTTAGGTTTATAGATCCGACTTGCGATGCGCCAACAGCGGCAACGTTTGAGTTGCTGAGGGTCACATCTGAGGCAGTGACGGAGCCGGTATTGCTAACAATAAAATTTGTTGATGTAATTGCTGCGGCACTAAGGCCGCTTAGAGTTAGGGTATTAGTTTGAATTTTATCAGCAGAGACAGTAGCAATTTTTGCGTTAGTGACTACCCCTGACCCGAGAACGTCGGATACGGTAATGGCGTCAATGGCGCTAATGCTTCCAATTCCTGTCAGGCTGAAAGAACGAGCGGTAATGTTTCCAGCTTTGTCTACCACAAAGTTTGCCGTAGCGGCGTTTGAGTCGCCTGCCCAGAAACGATAGTTAGCATCCGCGCCGCTCATCACCGCCACGTTGTTGCCAGAGCCAACGCTTACATAGCCAGAGCTATCCGCGACGATGTTTGTAGCCGTTAGGGCAGTTGCCCCAATAGTGAAGCCGCCAATGCGGCCACTTGCCGCCGTAACAGTGCCAGTAAAGGAACCGCTGGTAGCGGTAACTGCCCCCGTAATAGTGGCGTTAGTCGCCACAAGATTGCCGTCAAGGTCAACAGAGAACTCTGCGGAGGCCGGTGTAGCATTGCCTGCCCAGATACCCTGGAACGTTGGTGAAGTAGCGTCTGGGTAGTTGCCAACGCGCACAACCTGGTTTGCATTGATGTCCCCGCCCACGGTAATCTCGTCCGCCGTGACCGTGCCGATGTCAATGAACGATCCGCCAGCAGTTACGCCCAGCAAAACGGTGCCGTCTGACTTACGGATAACAATGCTGTCGTTGAGCACCTGGAAGACTGGCTCTCCGCCATCCTGGGTCTTGGCCGTGCGGATGTTTAATGAGGCAGAGGTCAGGTCGCCGTTTGACGTGACGGAGTATGCCTTGCGCACGCGGATTGCCACAGGGGCGTCAATGGACGGAAGCGACTCGGAGGAGATGACCGCACCAAAGTCAAGGTTAAAGCGGTGGCGGAAGTAAAACTCTCTTGTTGAGGGAACGCTCACGACATACCAGACGCCAGAATAAACTGGACCGCATGATGCAAGCTCAACGTAATCGCCAATGACAAAGTCATGGTCAGTTACGGTTGTAACAAATACGGAGTAGATTCCCGCTGGGTTTGGGCCAGAGATGCGCTGCGCATCTATGGAGAGAACCTGATTGGCCTTAGACATTGTTGGGATGTATTGCTGGCTCTTTGCGACTAGGCCGGATTCCAGCGTGCTCTTACTCGTGTTGGTCACCGTGTAGGTAACGCCGGTGCCTACGGTGTCAACCGCAACAATCTCCGCGTAGCCAAGAGGACCGTCGTGCTGGTCAATGATGCCGACGTTAGCGTTCTGGCCCGTAGGGCGAGTGAGTTCGTTTGGGTCGCCAAAGTAGGCGCCAGTAACGCGAACGTAATCGCCGACCTCAAACATTGCACTTGCCCCAACGGTAGCGGTGGTAGTGCCAGACTCATACGTACCCCAGGAAGCAAACTCGGCGTAGACGGTGTTCTCGGACACCGTAGACCAGTCTTGCAGGTAAACATAGCCGCCAGTAAAGCCCTGCTGAGCCTCAATGGCATCAAAGTCGGAACCGTAGGAGCGGCTATTCCACGAGGCAATCGTTTGTATTTGCCCCGTACGCATGAGGTTTGCATCAAGCACGCCGGTCTTAATGTATGAGGCGTTAATGGTTGCGCTGTTTGGACCAACGGAAATAATGGAAGAGCCAGCGGGCACCACTTGTCCCGAAGAGTTTTGAGTTGGTGCCGGGTTGACAATGTTAATTTCCGGCCCGTCAATAGATATCCCAGAGACGGATTGCCCAGCGGACGCAACGGGGTCGCTGCGAAATAGTGTTCTCTTTCTTTTGCCAGATATTCTTTGCATTGCCATATTAAAGTACTTCCTTGCCACCAACGGTGACGGCATCATCGGCCATTGGGTACTGTACCCAATCGGAGTAATTATACACTGGTGTTGTGGCTGTGCCAAATTGCGCTATTGCGCGAATGCGGAACTGATAATCTTGGTCAATGTTGAGGTCGCCAGCGCCATCATCTCCGTCCACTGCTAGTGCGGCAGCGTTCCATGAGGCCCTTGTTGTAGTCCCCTTGCCTGTCTTAAGCGTCGTTTTCGTATCTGTTAGCCAGGGACCATAGGCACCCTTCAGTGCTGTTTTATAAGCAACGTTAAGATCTGGCGCGGATTTTCCAAGGATAAAGCCAGCGGGGGTGCTCTTGAATTGCTCTTCAGTTGCCTCGTTAGTGTCTTCTGGCGTCATAACGTAGTACTTAAACCCGTTTTGTATTTTATCTTGAATTCTAAACGTTCCGTTAAGAGTTAAACCAGAAGGAACAGTTTTATTGCCTAAATTCTCCGGTGCTCCTGAAATTGTTACAGGAGATCCAATTACCATGCCTGTGTATTTACCATAAACAGTAACAAGTGTTTGCGGGTTACCCCCGGAAGCAGCGAAGGCTATTAATTTTTCTCCATCTTTAATACTAGATCCCTTTTTACTAACCTGTGCCAACTTGCGCTTACGTGTGCGCACTTGGATTTCAAACCCACCAGTCTCTACCCCCCTAGTTGTTGCGTCGCCAAAAGGATACGACCAACTCAAATCAAAAATAGTCTCAATAGTGTTTGCAAAACCGTCTGGGTCCGTTGCCTCTACGATAAACCTTTGCGGGGCCGGTGGTTTTTCTGTCGCTGGCGAAGCAGAAGCAAGATCCACGGCAATAACGCGGCGCCCGATTAGCACCAGAGCATTCTTTTGATAGTCTGGCTCCTGCTGAAGGGTGACCGTGTGGTACATCTCTGGGCCAATAAGTTTGGTGCTCTGGCTCTTGACAATCATTGGCTCCCAGATATCTACCTCAGACCACAGGTACGGGATTACAGAGCCAGGCGTAAGTAGCCCCGGCAGTCCGTTATTAGGGTGCTCAAATTGATAGCTACCCGATGCTTGGCCGCTCTCGCTAAAGAACGCCTCAGCTTTTCCAGAGACTTCTTTCAAAGTCCTAGCGGATTCCTCTGCCTTGCTTCCCTCTACAATCTTGCCGTGTGAATTCCAAACACCCTGAACATGGTCAAAGGTGTACTCCATTAGTTCTTGGTTTGAGGAAATAGCGGTAGTAGTTATTCCGTTTTCGTCAGAATCTGGAATAGTGGTGTAGAGGTACAGCCTGTTTGCCGAAGCTCCTGCGCTGCGGATATTGTCGGGGGACTCAAATGGATAGGTTGCCATCGGCATGTCGGAACTTGTTTCCCCGCTGTTTAGCAGCAAAACGTCGTTGCTGTAATTCCCCTCGTCCGCAAAGCCAAATTCGCCAGTAAGTTTTACTGCGCGGATATCGGTCCAGTAGTGAGTCTCTGATGCTCCGCCTGCAAGCGCAAGAAGACCAACCGTAAATTTAGAGCTCCCGACTGGGATTTTTACAATCTTCCACATCTTGCGCCATTCGTCGTTGTTGGCCCAGCCGCTGTACAGGTCCACGTAGCTGTTTGCATAGCCAGAACCAACCGTGTTTGTGGCAGCGGAGTAAAAGTGAACGCGCACTGCCATGCGGCTAGTGTCCGAAGACTTTACATACGCAGAAACAAAGAACAGGTCACCAGCAGCTAGTGTCTCCTCTGATGGCCCAATATTAATAAAATCTGAGTAGACTGATGTTGCGGAGGTTCCAGATGACTTCATAGCGTAGCCATATCCCCACGGGCCTGCAGTCCGGTCAAATTCGCCAGCGGTATCCTTTGCAAGGGTGTGATTTTCGGTGGTGCCGTTCCAGCGCTTCACGCTCCCAGTGCCCCGATCATTCTCAAACATTGGGTTCTCTACCAGATTGGCG